ATGCGTCCGAGTAGCTCGATGCGCTGAGCCAGCCAGTGGTTGGACAGGTTGACAGCAGCGGCGGTGAGTTCCCGTTGCCGGGCGAGTGGGTCGTCTATCATGTATTCCTCCTGTGTGAGTTGGGTGAAGAAGTCCGCCACCAGCCCGGCGTAGTGGTCCACGCCTCGGCAATCGGCCAGCATGGTGGCAAGTTTTGCGGTGTCTTGGTTGGTTAGCGTGAAGGTGAATGTTTTCATGTGTCCAGTGTAGCACGGTTACCGGGCGGGAATGTTAAGGGTGGCCTACGCTTGCCATACGATTGCCCTACGATACAGAAGCCAATGAATTGGCGGCAACAAAATCTGCATGTTTCAAGATTGTCATGGGCGTGGCGCAACTTGCGGAAATGTCTCATCTTGATCATCCCTCAATCAACCAATCGACGCCCGCCTTGTACGGCGCATCGTCCGGCCAGTTCAATAGCGTGGCAGAGATACCGGCTGCCCTGAGTTCGTTCACGACTTTTGGCCCATTCGCTGCGGGGGGATTCAGGCCGGGGTGATCTACCTTCCAATCTAGCACCCACTGCTCCCGCTTTTCCCCGCCACCGTTGCCAACCAAATCATTGTCAAGTGCGACAACCACTCGACCCGGCGATCGAGCCGCCAACCGTGTCGCCCACTCCCGTTTCCAAGTTGTCGCCCCGCCGATGGCTACGGCAGAGTACTCAGGGTGCCCCTGCATGATCCAGGCGGCATCTACGTAGTTCTCGCACAGCCAGCACGTTGTCCCTGGCCGAACCTTGTCCACGTTCCACAGCGCATAGTTGCTTCCCGTTGCAGAAATCCACTTCGGGCCTGCCGTCCCCAAATTTCGACCCCGCAAGGCGATTAAGGCCCCGTCCTCGTAGATGGGGACGGTCAGCCACTCCTGTTTGCTCATGTACCAGGACTGGTCAGGGTGCTGGAAGGGGAGTCGGCCCAGCCCAAACCCATGACGGTCCAACGTTCCCACGGTCAAGGGCTTGTACCCTGCCCATCGATCAACCCGGTCGGGGTGGGTCAGGTACTGGTCAAGCAATTTCCAGGGGTTTCCCCGCCATCTAGCCAGCTCCACGATCTTTTGTTCCCTCACCTGCGGCACGTAATCCGTGGCATCCAGGTCAAGCACTTCGGCCAAGTCCCGGAGGCCACCACCCCACCCGCAAACAAAGCAGTGGCCCCCGGTTTCCCGATAGCTAAAATGGCATTGGCCCCGCATCGCTTCCTTGCCACAGTTCGGGCAGGTGGCGTCTATCCAGCCCCGTTTGTTTTCCTCACCACCCAACCGCCCCTGCACATCCAAGAATAGGTCGCTCATTTGTTCAACCTCCGCACTGCGTCAGTCGCCAGTTTTGACGTGATGGCATCGGCACAGTCGCCACGGTTCATGCCATCACCGTAAACACCCAACCGCCGGGCAAATTTCACCTGTCCATCGCTCGGTTCGTTTATCCGCCACTTCTTAGCCTTGCGGGACAGGATGGCGTTTCCCCTAGTGTTTGCGTAGTCCTCGGCCCAGTCGCTGACGTCCTCAAAGCTGCCCGTCTGCACAAGGTACGCCTTCGCACATCGCTCGCCAGGGCGCTTCGCCACTAGCCACACGTGCATTTCAGCAGCGGGGGCGCTAATAACCAAGCTCCGCTCAATGTCGTCATCGCCCTTGCCCAGCCCTAGGACCATCTGCCCGTTGGGACCTTCGGGCTTGCTCCATTTCCAGGGTGACATGTTCAAGTAGTCCAGCGTTCGGCTGACAATTTCCATCGGGTTACCAGACAACCACTTAAAGTCCCCGTCAAAGGTAAACCCGGCGATGACTTCGCCCTCTTCGTCGCTTTCCTCAATGTACGCTTCTTTTTTGGCGTCCACGCCCAGCACGTCGCCCAGCATGGTAATGTTTCGAGCTTCAAGTGGGGCATAGTCGAGGATCAGGCAATCAGTCTTGCCCGGTACAATCCTGAGTCCCCGCCCAATCATCTGTAAGTAGAGACTGTCAGATTTCGTGGGGCGCACCTGATGGATGCAACTCACCTCCGGCACATCCAGTCCCTCAGTGAACAAAGCACAGTTGACCAGCACATCGTACTCGCCAGCCCGGAACCCGTCAAGGATGCGTTTCCGTTCCACCTTGGGGGTGGTTCCATCAGCAGCGATAGCCGTGATGCCAGCGTCGTTGAATTTCTCAGCGAGCCGATAAGCGCCGTCCACACTTGACACGAAAGCCAGGGCCTTGCGCCCAGATGCGTACTTGTTGTGGCTCTCGGCCACCAGATCGAAACAGTTGTCTGTTTCGTACACGTCGACCAAGTCTTTTGTCACGAAATCCCGGTCAGGGCCAGAGCCCCGACTTTTCACCCCGGCCAGGGTGATGCCAGTCTGGATAGCCAGCCAGCGGGGGGGAGCCAGCCAAGTGTCTCGCACTAACTCCCGGATGCCCAGGTGCGCCACCTTGACATCATAGGGCAACCCATTGTCGTCAGACCGAATCGGGGTAGCCGTGACACCCAAGTGCCGCAATCTGGGGTTTGCATCCTGGAGTGTTTCCAACACGGTCAAGTAGCCATCTGCTGCGCTGTGGTGCGCCTCATCTATGATGAGGTAGTCAATCGGGCCGTGTGCCAAAAGCCGTTCAATTCGCCGCTCAACCTGCAAGGTCTGCACAGTGGCAATCGTAATCTGGCGGTCGCACTCGTCCTGGTCGGCCATCACTATGCCCACCTGACTCGCACGGGCGGGCCAAAATTGAGCAATACGCTCGGAGGGCTGTTCAATCAACTCCTTACGGTGCGCAACCAGCAAGAACCGGGCGTGCGGTTTCTCGGCCAGTATTTCGTCCAACAGGGCCAAGAACACAATAGTCTTGCCTGCTCCTGTAGCGAGGACGGCCAGCACGTTCTGAGTGCCACCACTCCACGCCTGCCGGATACTGTCCACTGTCTCCCTCTGGTATTTTCTGAGTTTCATAGTTGTCCATCCTGAACGTCTTCGAGCGTGATGCAATCTCGCAACCAGTCCCAGCCCAGGCGGTTGACCTTCTCGCCCTCGCTGGTGCTGAGACGAGCGTCACCGCTGCACATCTGGCGAATCATCAATCGGCGGCCCACGGCCTTGTCGATGGCGCTGTGTGTGTAGATGTTGGCGTAGTCGGCGGCGGCGTCAATCGCCTCGTCACGGGTCAACAGTCCACCCGTTGATAGGACTTTAATGGTGGTGGACGTGTGCATGGCTTCGAAATGCCCGCCCATGTCTGTGGTGTGAATCTTGATGTTTGTCATGGTCCCTATCTCCTTTGGTGGTGAGTAGTGTGGCGGGGGGTGCCCCAGGCGTTGGGTGGGGTTAGCGGCGGGCTTCATATTCTTTGTTATTTAGACGGTATATCTTTGCGCCGTGGTGGGCATCAAGGAATTTCAATGCGGCACGGTGGCCGGGGTCGTTCAGCGTTCCGAACTGCTGCCATTCCTGCGCCGTCTTGCTGTTTTTGTACTCAACTTTAATTTCCATTGCCTGTCTCCTTGGTGGTGGGTAGTGTCTCAAAATTGCCTTCCGGTCTATACAGTAACCTACTTTCCCCACGTTGTCAAATTGAGGTTACAATGGATTAAGTAATGGACTGGCATTATAGGTTAACTAGTCAAAAAACATAATAAGAATACTAATTACGTTTTTTGACAAGTTAACCTATAATTATCATCATTTTATCTTGGTAAGGGCGCGGGGGGATGGTCCCCGTGCACCTATTTTGCGGAGGGCTTTGGTTTCCTCCCATTCGCCGCTTTCCAAAAACAGATCCCAATATTTGGACGCCGTGTTTCTGGATACGTTTAGGGACGCCATCAGGTCCGTGATGGTCAAAAGCCTACCCTGATCGGCGAATGAGTCGGCCACCCTCACCACATTGGCCCAATTGAAAACGGGGACGCCATCGGGCGTTCCCATGAGTTCGGCCAAGGTCAAAAGTTTGTAAGGGCGCAATCGGTCAATGGGGATGTTGGTCAATAAATAAACGGGTGTATCACGGAATAGCATCCGGCTTCGATGTGCGGCCTGGAATATCTCAGCTTCCCGTACTTGGTCTTTTACGAGGTTTAGGGCTGGGTCCATAAACTGCACGACCGGATACGTGACACCCATGCCATCGGGCGTGATGTAATTGTAGAGTCTCTCGACCGTGGTTTCCCGGTCGTCAAAGGGGCGCATCCGGTCAGGCCAAAGGCATTTAGCCGTCGCCAGGATGGTAGAGGGGGGGACATTCGGAGTGCCTGCCACGATCAGCACGTCACAGTTTTTCATTTCGTTCGTGCCACGGGCTGCATAGAACCAATTGGTCAAGATCTTGAACTCGTCCTTTAGGGCCTTGTGCGTCACGATGCCTGGGTTCGCATAATCCTTTACGATGTGCTCGACCTGCGCCCGCAACTGGTCAACCGACCTGGGATCCAATTGCCCATTGCTGGTCAGTTCCCCGTCCTTCCTCAACATCATGTCGCTTTTGCCGTTGCCCCGATTCGTCACTTGGTATATTTTTCCAACTGGTCTTGGCTCGCATGTTACGACCCTCACCTCCCGCTGGAACAAGGCTTCGTACATGGCCTTGGTTCCGGTCGCATCAAACCAAACTAGATGGTTCGTTTTGATAGCCGGGCTGATTGTGCGCCGGGTATCCATCGTCAACCCTGCGGCGCTGACTGAAATTCGGGCGGGGTACTCGTGTCCCGCAAGGGCTGCCTCGACTTCTCGCTTCAAGATGGGCAATAGAACAGGGAGGAATCGGGCGGGGATTCTGCTGGTATCACCATCGCTGGGCAAAGTGGGTGTCGCAAACTTGCTCACCTCCAACACGTATTTCGCCATCGTCGCGTCGTCTAGCGCTTCGTCAATTGCAGCCGCCCCGCCCAACGCATCCAGCAAAGCAGGGCCATCTAGGTGCGCCGGTTTCAACCCGCACAACTTGTTCAGCTCATGAATGACCGGGGCCAACGCATCATCGTAAGGAACTTCCGTCAACTGGACTTGCCCGGCTGGGAGCGTCCAGTGATGCTCAACTGCGGCCAGGGGCCACTCGTCTCCGATGATGACCGCAAACTGGTCTGCGAACATGTGACCTAGTGTGACGTGCATGTGGTTTCCATAGATCAGGGGATTGGGGATCTTCTCTTGACTCAGGTAGATGCACTCGTTTTTCATGTAATCCTTGCCGCAAACAGAATCGCAATATTTCCAGCCCTCGTATCCACTCGACACCCATTTTCCGTAGTTCACAGCATGGTGGCAGGTGTGCACCTGGGGATCGTCGCTTTCCTTGCGGGACAGCCACATGTACCAGTCGTCTACGTTTTTTTCTTGCTCTACGGAGGTATTGCAAACGTCCGCAAAAAAGTCGAGGCGGGGGCCAGCATACAGGATTCTACTTTTCTTGCCCTGGGCGTTTTCCAACGCCCAATGTGCAAAATCTACCCCGGCATAAGTTTTTCCACTCCCCGGCGGGGCTTGGATCAGCAACATGTAATCAGGACTCGGCGTCATCATGTACGCCCTGAGTTCCTCAGCCACCACTTTCCGAAAATCGTCCAGCGATTCCCAGTCTGGTTGGACGTATGCAGGGGGGTCCTCAACCTTCCTCAATCGGCGTTGGTAGCCTTCCAGCCGGATCGGTTCCGGTTCTGGTGTGTTTTCTAATGCTCTGGTTAGTCTGTCCATTGTGACGCCTTCGAGGTGGGGCAGGGGTGGAATACAAAACGCCATTCGTTTCAAGGAAGTGGGCAGCACGTACTCTGCTGGTAGGGAGCAACGAGGATGGGTGTCCCCGGTACTGCCCACTTCTTTGCCACGAATGGCGTTTAGTGTTATATGCCGCTCCCCTACCAAGGGATTTGTTCGGGCAAAGGTTCCCAGGCCCTCGCCTGTCCCTATTCTAACATGACTCCCCGCACAACGCAAATCACACAATGCCGGTGACGCTTGACATTTCATAACCCGCCGTGGTAACCTTATGCAAAATCGCATCACCGTTTCATTGCTCAATTCTAGCAGCCCCATGCCAGTTAGCGAAATCCACGAAAGGACCTCACCCGTTGGCAAAGTTACGTAAGCGAAATCCCCGCAAAATCACTGACAAACAAGTCGAACGTCTAAAGGTAGACCTCATCGACCTGGGCGACCTGTCCGGCGTCGTGCACGACCTCAACTCGGACGAAATCATCGGCGGCAACCAACGCAGCAAGATATTTGACATAAACTCGTGCAAAATCGTGATGACAGAGGAATACGATGAACCAGATAGCCAGGGGACGGTAGGTTGGGGATACATATTGTGGCAGGATCATAAGTATACCTACCGGGCCGTCCGCTGGGACGAACGCACCTGCGACAGAGCCAACATTGAGGCCAACAAAGCAGGGGGGACGTGGGACTTCCAAGAGCTAGTCACCGACTGGGACCTGGATGACCTGACGGAATGGGGATTCGAGCCGGAGGAATTGGGGCTTGCAGATCCGGACCCGGACGTCAAGCCACCCAAAGTCGAGGGGCAGTACGAAATTAGCCCGGAGCTTTTCGAGCGTCACGACTATCTGGTGTTCATTTTCGAGAACGAGTGGGACTGGCAGGTGGCAACCGAAGCCCTGGGCGTCAAGACGGTCGAGTCGGCCAAGGTTGGCCAGAAAACGTTTAGAAGCTTCGGGACCGGGCGTGTACTCAAAGCCGAAGCCCTGTTAGGATTCCTGACCAATGCCGATTCCTGATAACGTCCACGTAGCCATAAGGTCGTATAAGCGGGCCGGTCGAGTCACCACCCTGAAGGTGATGCCCTTCGCCTCAATTTGGGTTCCAGAATCACAAGGCGATGAGTACCGCTCCCACTACGAAAATGTGGTGACCATCCCGGATAGCGAGGACGGCAACGGGTGCCGCAAGTTCAACGCCATCTTGGACCGATCCCCCAAGCCCTACACCCTGATCGTTGACGACGACATTACCCGCATCGGCATGTTTGAGGATGGGGAGCTACTAGCCCTGGACGTTGAACAGATTGAGAACCTCATTACGATGGGGTTCTCCCTGGCCGAGGAAGCTGGCGTCAAACTGTGGGGTATCAATCAGAACTATGATTCACTCATCTATAGGACGACTACCCCATTTTCGCTGCTATCCCCCATCCTGTCCCCATTCGTCGGCCACCTGGAACCGGATCTGCGCTATGATGAGGAACAGGAGTTCAAGGACGACTATGATTTCTGGCTACAGACAATCCAAAAGTATCGATTTACCCTGCGCATAAATAAATACCACTACTATCACGACCACGGGAAGATGGCCGGGGGACTGGTATCCCGGCGCACCTGGGCCGCTGAAAACAAAGGAATTGAAGCCCTTATTAAGAAGTGGGGCAGCAAGATGATCCGGCCCGGAGGCACGTCAGGCGGCAAATCCGCTACAGGCCAAAATATCCTTAACACACTCGTTAAAATCCCACTAAAGGGCTGTTAGGCGTCCAAATATCCAAATGCGTGAATATAAACGGCGATACAAGCAATCTGATATACTTTCGGCTATCGACGGCAGTGGAGGCATTATGTCCACAGTAGCCCGTGAGCTTGGGTGCGATTGGCATACAGCAGAAAAGTACGTGCTCAGATGGGAAGCCACCCGACTAGCCTGGGCCGATGAAAAGGAGAAAATGCTAGACATGGCAGAGGGCGTCCTATACAAGAATATCAGGGCTGGGGACTCCAACGACGCCAAGTGGGTGCTATCCAAGCTCGGCAAGCACCGTGGATTTGGTGACAAGCTAGACGTGGAACATTCCGGCGAATTGGGCGTCGTTCAGATCTACATTCCCGACAATGGCCGGGAATAGCCTGCGCCCTCAACCGGGGCCACAAGAGGCGTTTCTGTCAACGCCCGTCGATATCTGCCTCTATGGTGGATCTGCGGGCGGGGGTAAGACAGTTGGTCTACTCCTGGAAGCACTGCGGCACACCAACAACCAGGAGTTTGGTGCGGTCATCTTCCGTCGTTCATTTCCTCAAATCCGAAACGAGGGGGCGCTGTGGGACGAGAGCATGAAAATGTACAGTGGGACCGGGGCCACACCTAGGGAGTCAACCCTGGAATGGACGTTCCCAAGCGGGGCCGGTATCAAGTTCGCCCACATGGAACACGAAAAGACCCGGTTCGATTGGCAGGGCGCACAGGTCCCCCTGATCGGTTGGGATGAGCTGACGCACTTCACCCGCAAACAGTTCTTTTACATGCTATCTCGCAACCGTTCCACATGTGGGGTGCGCCCGTACATCCGTGCTACCTGCAACCCCGTGCCAGAGGACGACGAGATAGGCGGCTGGATTCACGAGTTCGTTGACTGGTACATCGGAGAGGATGGGTTCGCCCTCACCGACCGCAGCGGGGTCGTGCGCTGGTTCGTCGTCGTCAATGATACCTTACGCTGGGCAGATGACCCGGCTGAGTTGCGGGCATTGTACCCCGGCATTGAGCCAAAGTCGTTCACGTTTATCATGTCCAGCGTGTACGACAACCCCATCTTGCTGGACGCTGATCCAGGATACCTCGCCAACCTACAAGCCCTCCCATTCGTTGAGAGGGAGCAACTTTTAGGCGACAAAAAGCGGGGCGGCAACTGGAAAGTGCGCCCTGCGGCGGGCAAGGTGTTCAACCGTGATTGGTTTGAAATCGTGGACGCTGTTCCCCGTGGCGGCAAGACCGTGCGAGCCTGGGACCTCGCCGCTACCATCCAAAAGCAGAAGGGCGACCCTGATTTTACGGCAAGCTGCAAAATTACGTGCGTCAACGGCGTCTATTTTGTGGTAGACTGTACAGAGGATCGCATGGAACCGGCCCGCACCGATGACGCAATGCACAACCTCGCCACCCAGGACGGTAAAACCGTCGCTGTCCGCTGGGAAGAAGAGGGCGGTGCAAGCGGTAAACGGGATAGCATTCAAATAGCCCGCAACCTTGCCGGGTTCGACGCAAGGGGAGTGCGACCACAGGGCGACAAGCTCACGAGAGCCCGTGCGCTGTCAGCCCAAGCCCTGGCAGGCAACGTCAAGTTGGTGCGTGGCGATTGGAACCAGAAGTGGTTAACTCACATGCACGGACAGCCAGATCTTGCTCACGATGACATCATGGATGCCTCGTCAGGGGCGTTTAACTATTTCACCTCCAACACCTATCGCCGCCCGAACGTGAAGGAATACTAATGGACATAATGAAGCTCACCCCCATTCAGTTAGACCGGTTCCTGCACGTGCAATCTATCGTGGGCCGCCAAGAGGCCGACGCCGCCAAAGTGCGGGATCTGCGGGCGTATTACGACGGCGACCACCCGGTCATGCTCACTCAACGCCAACAGGAGTTTTTGGGGCCATTGCTGACCGGCACAGAATGGACCTTCGCTCACAACCTCGTCAAATCTGTCATCGACACGCTGAGGGAGCGGCTATCGGTCAACGGCTTCACGGTCAACGGCCAAAGCCCGGACGATGTGGACGGGGAGACCGCCAACCCTGACGGAGATGCGGCGGGCCTATTCTGGGACTGGTGGACTCAAAACCGCATGGACGCCCAGCAGGTGCGCCTATACCGGCGGGCTATGCGAGACGGTGCGAGCTTCGTGATGGTGGACTTTGACCCGACCGCCCAACGGCCCCGCCTCACCCTGCACAGCGTGGACGATGGCACGGTAGGCGTGACCTACCATCGGGACCCAGGCGACCCAAACGTCATCATGTTTGCCAATCGCTACTGGTACACCTTCGACCCGCTGACGCCCGGGGAAACAGGTGTTCTGCGCAAGACGACCTACCTGCCAGGCGAGATCCGCAAGTATCGCCAAGACTCCAAAGCCACCAATGGTTGGTCCCCGGTCATGGACGACGAAGACGGAAACGCATGGCCGATCCCGTGGAAGGATTCCAGTGGGCAGCCCTTAGGCGTGGCACTGGTTGAGTTCCAAAATCCGGGCGGTTCTGAAGTCACCCAAATCATTGGTCTACAGAACGCACTCAACAAGGCGTGGCTCGACCTGATTGCAGCAGCAGACGCCCAAGGGTTTCCTGTCATGGCGATTGAGTACGCAGACGCCACCGGCGGATCACTTGTGGACGATGACGACATTGAAGGATCTGACGAATTTCAGATCGCCCCAGGCCGGGCTATCGAGATGTTCGGCGCTCACCTCAACCGCATTCCAGGCGCTGACCTGACTTCGATGATGGCAGTAATTGACCAGTTGACCAGCGCTATTTCTGGCGTGTCCCGTGTGCCGTCCTACTATCTGCGACCAGTGGGCGGTGGGGAAGTGCCAAGCGGGGAGGCATTGAAACAGCTAGAGTCCGGCCTCGTCAAGCGGGCAGAAGAGCGCCAATTGGTATTCGGGCAAGCGTGGGAGGACGTCTTTACCCTGGCCGCTAAACTCGCCGCCACCTTCGGGGGAACGGATGTTCCTGGCCCAATGACCATTGAAATCGTCTGGGAAGATCCAAACGTTCGCAACGAGTTGAGCGAGGCACAAACGGCCCAGCTTCACGCCGGGATGGGCGTACCGGATGCAGCCATCTGGCGGCGTCTCGGTTACAGCCCGGACGAAATCGCAGAGTTCCGTGATGATGCCCGACTCCAACGGGCGCAAGACGTGGCAAGCATTGCCAGCGCAGTGAGAGCGGAACAGGTGCGAAATGCACCGCAGACCAACCCGGCGTCGGGGGGAGCGTAACATGGGTGAACCAATCAAGCTAGCAGACGGACGAATCGCCTACGGGCAAGAACAAGCAAAAGCGGCGGCCACGCAGGCGGGCGCATACCATGCGGATGTTGCGGATCTGGCAACAAAGCCGGAAGAAATGCCAGAAGTGGCCCTGTTCGACTGGGCCCAAGTCAAAGGCGTCTCTACCGAAATCAGCCGGGCGCTAAACTACATGGGCCTGACTTCCCCGTCGGCGCTTCTGGCTTTTGTGACCATGACTGGCGGCGACCTGACCGACATTCCCGGTATCGGCAAGGCACGGGCGGCGGCAATCGTGGAGTGGGCAGAGGACCAACTATGATTGAAGACGATGAACTCAAAGCAGATTGGCCAGATGATTTGATGACTCAGGCAATGGGAAAGTCGTGGGAGCTTGTCAAGTTGATGGTATTGCTCAGATTGAAAGCGCCGATAGCTGGCAGAGAATGGGCCATTGCTGCCACAGACGCCGAAAAGCTTCATTCATGGATTTGTTACGCCGTCACCGTTGGCCAGAGTATCATGGAAGATGACGCCTAGCCATGTCGCCTATCCTTCTCGCCATGCTTGCGGCTGGGGCAATCGACCAGCCAACGGCCAACCGCATAGAGCGCACGATGGACCCGGAAGCTATGCGAGTGTGGGCAGAGGCGGAATTGCAACGGGCATTCACCGGCGGACTCAACGCCCAGCAAGGGCGGCTGATTGACCTGCTACGAGACAACCCCAACCCCACGGCGGCGCAATGGGACCGCTTTTGGGCCGGCGAGGGGGAAGCACTATGGGCGGCCACCGGGGATACATTGACCGACGTGGCCAGCGAGATGGCGATTCTGCAAGCGAGTACGGCGGACCTGGCTGGGACGTTCAGCTTCATCAATCAGCAGACGACGGATTGGGTGCATGACTACTACATCAACGCCGACGTTGCCAACCCAGGCGCAATGGGGCAATTGAACCTGACCAGCCGGACCCGGTTCGCACAGACATTTCAGGACTGGCGTTTGGGGGAATTGGAGACGGGTGGGGCGGCGGACGGGTTGCCTCAACTGATACGGGCGACGGCAGACATCTTCGGGCCAGTGCGGGGAGAAATGATCGCCGTCACTGAAACGACACGCATACGGGCGGAAAGCCAGAGACAAATTGAGGAGGGTGAGGAGAGTACAACGTTCTGGCGTGTGCTGACCACGGCGGATGATAGGGTGTGCGAGATTTGCGGCCCGCTGCATGGGCAGGTGCAACCGAAGGTGTCACGCACGTTCGACCATCCCAGCCTGGGCGCTATCTCAGGGCCACCGTTTCACGTTCGATGCCGTTGCTCCATCACCCCGCTGACCGACCTGACCCGTGACATTGCGCCCCTTGGTGACGACTTCGTACATGATGGGCCGTTGCCAGAACCGAAGGATTGACAAGCGGATTGCAGAGGACTTCGCCGGGGATACGGGGAATATAATCAGCGCCCGTGTCCCCGCGTCCCGTATTTTCTCAACGTCCCGCACCGGCTTCGGTTGTCTTGACGAATACGAATTTGTAGTATTGTCCTCCCCCGTAGATGACGTTGTAAAGGTGATTCAGTAATGGAAACCATCAACATAGGCGACTCAGACGAAAAAGCGGATTGGATCAAACTTGTGGACGGCGGCAAGCACAAACGCCGGGAACAGGCCATCTTCGAGGCCATGCAGAAAGAGTACCGGGACGCCACAAAGAAGGACACACCCACGCCCACGGACGGGGACAAGTAGCATGGAAGTCACCATCACCATCGACGACGCCGAAGTCCGCCGGATGCTGAACCTCGCCCCGGCCCGCATCAACTGGGCAATGCGGGCGGCCATGAACGATGCGACAACGCTTCTCCTGGGAGATTTGCGAACATACCCCAACGCCATCCCCGGCAGCAGCTACGTGCGAACGCACAACCTACAAGGCTCCTGGACTCGCACCATTGAAGGGCAGGGCTTACGGGTTGTCGGCACAGTGGGCAGCAACGCAAAAGAAGCGCCGTACAATCGCAGCGTCCAGGACTCCACCATGCAAGCCCGTATTCACCGGGGGCGATGGAACACGGTGCAGGACGTGCGGGACCAGCGAGCGGCCACGGTGCAAGGCTTTTTCGAGACACGTGTCAGACAGGCGCTGGATCGAGTTTGAACCAACCTATTGATTCACACAAACATCTGTGCTATCATCTACCTATCAACCAACCTCCACACCACGCCCGACGGGGCGGCAAAAACACGGGGAGACAAAAGAACATGGCAACTGACCAGATCGTTGATGTAACACCGGTTACACCGGACCTAGAGACACCCGAGACGAACACGGCCACCACGGGAGACGCCACCGGAACCAACGGCGGGGAAGAAACGGCCAAGACGTTCACCCAGGCGGATGTGGACCGCATCATTTCGGAACGGCTGAAGAAAGCCGAATCCAAAGCGGCTGAGGCGGCAAACAAGGCACGGCAGGAAGCGGAGCGCAAGGCGGCTGAGGAACAGGGGCAATATCAGAAGCTGTACGAGCAGACCCTGGCCGAAAAGCAAGCAGCGGAGGAACGGGCTAAGGCCATCGAACTGGCTACCCTGCGGGAACGAATCGCACGGGCGGCTGGACTGCCCGATGCCCTGGCCGCAAGGTTGCAAGGCGAAGACGAGGACACCCTCACCGCCGACGCCAAAGCCCTGGCAAAGCTCATGCCCAAGCCACCGGCCCCGAATATCAACGCAGCGCCGGGCAGTGGGGCGGCTCCGATTCCGGGACAGATGACAGACGCCGAACGTGTCGAACTTGCGGCAATCTATGGCGTCAATCCTAAGTATTTCTAACACAGGAGAATTATCATGGCATTTGGACGACAGACCGACGCTACGTTGGTCAAACCCCTGGAAGGGGCAATCGTTCGGCGCTTTACGGCCGGATCTGCGATTGAAGCTGGCGAGGCTGTGGCTATGGCGTCTGACGGCGCTATCGACCCGGCTGATGCTAGTGCCATCACCCTGGCTATGGCCTTGGGTGTAGCCCTGGGGCCGAACGACTACGCCGCCGGGGACCGTGTGGACGTGGTGACGTTTGGCCCCGTCGTGTGCTATATCGACATGACCATCGGGGACGTGCTATATGTCTCCGACACCGCCGGGGAGTGTTCGCACACCGCCGGGACGAAAACATCTATCATTGGGATGCCCGAAAGCGCCACCACGCTTTTCGTCAGCCCCCAATGGATTGCCCAAGCCTAAAGGAGCTTAACTCATGGCAACTGGACCTCGTGACACTGGCTCCCTGGTAATGATGACCGGCTGGGACGCCACGGAACTTCAAAACTTCAAGCTACAGGATGGTACCACCTACGCCCAGGTTGTGGCGCAGATGAACACTGCCCTCGGCGCATTCAACGGCGAAATGGTCAGCGACCCTCTGTGGTCGTCCCTGGTCAGCTTCACCGACCAGCCCGACGTGGAATACCGTGTCGGCAGCAGCAACGGTTTCGAACTGCACACCGAGTACGGGCGACCGGACGCCAAGCGGGGCGAAACCGAGGGACACATGTTGCCCCTCTTGGCCTTCGACCGTGGCTTGGGATGGACCTGGGATTACCTGCGACAGGCTCGCATGATCCAACTCCAGGCAGACGTGGCCGACGCCATCAAGGATGCCCGTGACAAATGGCGGGTGCAACTCCTGACCCGCATCCTCAAAAGGGGAGACGACAGCGGCGCAGCCAAGGGGCTGGGCACTTCGGGCTATAGCCCTGGCTTTGCCACGGCAGCGGCCTCCACTTCGGTGGACTTCGTTCCTCCCACCTATGCTGGTACGTCCTTCACCTCGGCACACGAGCATTATGTGCCAGACGCTGGCGGTGCTTTTACTGCGGCCATCTTCCAGGACGCCCGTGATGAACTGCGGGAGCATGGGCATGAAGGCCCGTATGAGTTTGTCATCGGCACTGCCGACGAAAACACGGTGCGGGGCTTGACCGGCTTTGTGGAAACTCCCTCCAACTTGGTTACCTACGGCGCTATGCAGGATGTGGCCCGCCTCACCAACGTTGACAGTGGTAACGGCCAGTACTACATTGGCACGATCCACGACTTCGCCGTCAAGGTGGTGCGGGGGATTCCGCAGTACTACGGCTTCGGCTGGAAGTCCTACGGGCGCAACAGTCAGCGCAACCCACTGCGAGTACGCCTGCAGAAGGGGCAGACCCGCCCGATGGTGACGGCCATGCCCGATCCCCGTGCTGGTGGCGGCGCTTACCCGTTGCAATACATGATGCTGTTCACCGAGTTCGGTGTCGGCGTTGCGGACCGCACGAACGGAACCGCCCGCTACGTCAACAACGCTGCTTGGTCTGACGGCACACCCACCTAGCCTGAGGAGGCAATCTAATGGCTAAAGAACAATTCGCAGGGCAGGCATTGCGAAAGTTGGTCGAGGCCGATAGCACCCTGGCCTCGTCTGATTTCACCGTGTTTGACTCCCTTTCGGCCCTGACCGCATCGGCGGCAGAGTTGAACCAACTGGCCGGGACTACGGTCACGGCTGGGACCACTGTCACGAGCAGCCTTGTCAAGCTGACTCAGACCGTGGCCTTCGGTGCTTTCACCGGGGCGGGCGCTGTGGGGACGTATAGCCTCACCGCAGGGACCATCCCCGTGGGGGCTACGTTCCTGGCGGCGGCTGTTACTGCGGTTACAGGGTTCGCCGGGGACACGTCGGCGGCGTTGACCATCGGGGACGGCACAGATGCCGACCGATACAATACTGGCACGATTGACGTGTTTTCCACGGCAACGGCAGGGATTGACGCTGGCGTACCGTCCGGGCTGCGTTATCACCCGGTTGCGGCTACGGTGAAACTCACCATCACCACGGCGGCGGCCTGGGCATCAGTGACGGCGGGAAGTGTGACCGTCGAACTGACTTACATCACCTAACACACCAAGGCCGGGCGAGTCTCCCCGCCCGGCCTTACCACATGAGGCCCAATCATGGCATACGGCACAACCGCAGGCGCAAGCGCATTGGTTCCGGCCCTGAACATCGGAGCGGCCACAGTCCCCACCACGGCACAGCTTACCCAATGGCTGGCCGAGGGCTACGCCCGCATCAACCGGGCATTGTCGGCGGCTGGCTACAGTACACCCGTGGACAGTGGGGCAGATGTTTACAATGAGTTCGTTGGCCTGAATGACCTGTATGCGGCGGCCTACGCCTTGCGCTCCCGCGGACTGGATACCTCCAACGGCACGGACGAGGGGCGGGACGCGATCTGGCTTCGTGAGTTCGATTCCCGGTTAGCTGAACTTGTGGCGGCTGACCTGACGCTCTCTGGCGTGGCCCTGGTTGCGTCCGGCAGTAAGAAACGGTTGCGAGTACGGTCCATGCAGCTACGGCGCATCGACGGCTACTCAGGCGCTTACGAAGGTAGCGTTATCGAGTACGACAACCCAAGCGAGTAGGCGACATAATGTCAACTATGCCAAATATCGTGGCCGCAATCGTGACAGCAGTGTCGGGTGTCACGGCCATCGACAAGGCCAGTACAGACGAGTACCTCCCTCCCATCACCACAAAAGACACGGCGCTGATTATTCCCGCTTTTGGGCAACAGACAAGGGCGGGTCTCACCTCGTTTGACGTGGCCGATTTCTACGAAACGCACCGCATCCGCTGCGAACTGTGGGTCAAGCACAACGGCAATAATGCCAGCCTGACGCAACGAACCAGGGCGGTGGCGAAGGCGTTCATTTCGGCCATCTATGCGGCCCCGACGCTGGGCGGCGTGGTGGATTCTATCGGCTGGTTTGATGGCAATGGCTTCGACTACGCCATCGACGCAGAGGTGGCCGACCAACTGGTCACGGTCGGCGGGGTGACGTTCCTACCCGTCACGATCATGGTCACGGTAACAGATTTTAGCCCAGGCTAGAGGGGGAACGCATGGCAAGCAGAGGCACAAACGCAAAGATCCTGATTGACGAATTCAACTTCTCGTGCGACACGAACACGCTGACCGTGACCGGAAACGTTAGCGCCCTGGACAGCACTGCCCTATGCGCCAC